AAACAATGCCTGTCAAAGCCGACCAAAATCAGCCGGGTACTACCTCCCCCACGGAAGACAAGCCGGAGTACCTTACCCGCGCTGATGCCCAAGCCATGATTCAAGAGGCGGTCGCCGCGGCTATCGCCGCCAAGCCGGTGACTGAAACCCAAGAGCGCTCTGCCCCGGAGCCTGCCGCTAATCAGAACGATAGCGCGGTGCTGGCTTCTCTTGAGGCAATCACCCGCTCGCTCGCTACGT